TTCTTCTTCTTCTTTCCATCCCCATTGCCGTTGGTATTGACCAAGGACACAGCATTGTTACCATAGGTCACATTTGTACTGGGATACCCAAGCAAGCGATCACTGGTTCCGATATTTTGCAACCCACCAATTAATTCACTCACTATACCCCTAGTAATGCCGACCAGGCCCGATGTTCCAACGCGTTTAACCTTTCGCATAATCATTGGCAGTATGCCCCCATCATTGAAGCGGGCTGGGTATGTATGAGGCAAAGCAGCTTGTAGGCATTGTGCCATTTCTAATGCTCCCTCATCCTTTTCAGGCACTGCACGCTTAAATAGCATGAACAGTGAATCAGTTTCACAGCAAAACTGGTAATGCGTACCATACATGATAGCTATTGATGAATTAGCATCTATGTTGGTAGCATAAGTGATCTGCCACTTGCCAGACAGGTCAACTAAGTCCCTTTTGACAGAATTGGGGTCGATCTTAATCTGGCTTGTATTGGCTGGTGCACGTATCAGTGGACGATATTCTCTTGTTGATACAAAGTCCAAATGATTTTTCCCCCATGCTTGTCTGGAGGTCGCTCCTTCAATCCAGTTGTTCGAGTAGCTCTTCTCATCTGCCTGTAACAGGGACTCAAAGCTAAACTCAGGAGTGATGGAGTGTCGTGCTAGTTCTTCAATAGGCATAGTTCCAGGCACTGCCGTGTCTCTTCGTCGCAACACTTGGTTGATCACAGGAGGGGCAGAAGGGCCAGCAACTAGAATTTGCGCACCACTAGAAAACCATGAATAGGAATACGTGGTAGCAGTATTTCTTATTATCCCAACCTCAATGTCAGTGTTGGCTGGTATTAGGACGGAAGTTCCAGCCGCATTGTAGATCGGAAAAGCATATTGCATTGTGAAGACTACACTTTCACCAACTGTGAATTGTGGCCAATTATGCCATCTGAATCCATCATAGTAGAACGTTTTGGCTCCATTGTCTTGTACATCGAGATCCATACTTACAAACCCAGCAGGTGTGGTTATAGCCGGGGGTAAAGGGTTAGGTCCAGGAGTTCCAAGACCAGCACTAAGCTGATAGACAGGGTTAAGCGCACTGTTGAATTGCAATGAAGCACTTGCAATGCGACCCTTGAATTCAGTGGCATTGGCGACGGGGGTAACCGTTAAGTACCGTCCCCAACGTCGTACTTCTCGAACCAAAGTCATAAACTGAGGATGTTTGTCCATGTTAGTAAACAATGATTGCAACAATCTTGGACAATGGAACCCCACCGCCATTGCGAATGGAACCCCAATGGTATTACCATCATCATCATACAATGTGTAATCAGCAGGATTGTGCCACGTTGGCAACTTGGAATCCCACCAAGAAGACGTTGGAACTGAGTTCAAGAAGTATCTGAGATAAGCCCTTACCTCAGAAGGTGACACCCCCGAAGGGAATGCCACAGCCACTAATTGCTGGACATAGTATGTTGTCAGGAATATGACACTTTCCCAGCTTTCAGTGGCGGACATCCAAGATGGACGTCCCACGACAAATTGGTCGCGAGTTTTAGCAGCTGTTCCTGATTGGTCACACCCATCGGGTGGACCTGAACTGCTCGTTGCTCCACTTGGAGCAACGATTTCTTGCACATATTGTGCACCACCATCAGTACATGGCAGATTGGGCGACATTGGCCTAGTTGAATAGCTCTGGATTCAACACCATGCGGCTGATACGTATCTCCATTTCCTTCTGTACCAGTCCGTCAATGTTATAGGACTGGTCAAAACTGACTCTGGATTCCTGCGTTGGTGGCAGAAAACCCATTTTACAGTTTTGCATGTTAGGCCGATATTCAGAGAAATACCACTTGTAACTCCCCCCGAATTCGCGGAATCGTTCAGCCATAGACTGTATGATGGGCATGTGTGGACTGCATAATCCTTCCCCGATACCAATTGTTGCAAGATAATCTCGCCAATTTGGTGGGAGTGCTCCTAATTTGTATATGGAGCGAGACAATGCTCTGATTGGATCCCTACACATGATGTGCCCCTCAGTTGTTAGTACTGGTTTAGATTGACAGAACTCTATGTCCTCTAAAGCATACACAATGTTTATCTTCGAACTCATTCCAGTGTCAGAAAAATCCACATCGACGTCTTCAGGCATGAAGACTACGCTGTCATCACCATCTAAGAAGATGATAGCTCTGGGTCCGAACTTTACTCTAAGTAGGGCATAGTTGATTAAACAATTCCCGCTTGCTGTGTTAGCGTCACCACTCATCCTACGTGCCTCACACCTGTAGTACAGCCCATTTCGGGACCGACCCAGGTTCTTTAGCTGCTGTTTGAGTAGGAACCTCAAAAACGTGTCCTTAAAAACGCTATTATACACATGATGCTCCAGTTTGAGAAGCTTAATGTTCACACAACTGTCAAATTTACTATGATCAATCAAGTAAACACTAGGCTTCACATACTTCGCATACATATCAGCAATGATGCAACCTCTTTCCAGTGCATTTAATCCCTTAGCTATGATTGGGAAACCATGGTTAACACCATCAATCACTTGGTACATCCTCTTTTCAATTGGAATGATGTATTTTGCCAGGCGAGCGGTGTATGGGGTAGCTCTGAATTGGATTGCCCTTGGAGCTTTAGTTGGGTCTTCCTTTTTCTCAAATTTAATGAAAAGGTTGACAGTGCCATGCACTGGTTTTAGATCAAGACTGAGTGCGTTACGATAACGACGCTTCATACGTTGAGGTCTTGTTGATATCAACTCAGCAGCAGTCATTTTCTCCACGCCCTTACAATGTTCAATTATTGGTTGAAGAACATTGTAACACAATCGTAGAACTTCATCACTAGTTTCAGTGATGGGGGTGAGGTGTCTATTCACCAAGCTAGAAACTTCGTTGCTAGTACACCCATGATCGCCATAACACCACGGAAGATCCAGGTTTGGATGGAATATCTGAACCATTTTCCGACGGTGATCACAAGGAATCGCGCCGCCAGTCTTGATAGACCAACCCACTCCAGTGTGGTCAACAACAGGACAATCATGACAAATGCACTCAATAGTGCCACCCACGCTGAGCGGGTGTCTCGCAGTTCTTCCCCCGCCAAAATTTGCTGACGGTACTTGACTTCTGGGGAATTCTCTACATCTCTGGCATTCACTTCATCATCAAGCGGAATCATGGCTAGCAATATTGTGCCAGCAACAGCTTCATCGACTCGGGTCGGGTCAATGTCCTTGCTTTTAAGAATCTGGGCTGCCTGGGCCCTAAGCTGTCCCCTCATCAAATCATCACGGGGCAATGAAACAGCCTTCAACTTCAAGTGGGAGTAAAGAGAGGGAATGTACGGGATATATTGTTCACCTTGGACCTTTAATTTGGCATCTAAAACGAAATTTCGTAGATAACCCAGGGGTCTAGTCCATCCCTGTGGGTACCTTATTTTGGGAATATTGGTTTTCTCCACCATCCAACCATCCCCTTGGTACTCGCCTACTGGGCGTTCTTTTGTGTTGGTTGACCACCAGTCTTTTGGTTTTTCCAACTCTTCGACAGCGGTCTCAGAGCTGCTTCGGTGGCTGATGCGTCCATGAAGTGGTTCAATTCTTCGTCCGTGAACTGAATCCCTTGCTTCTCCAACAGCCGCAGATACTGGTAGAGGTAGGGCTTGTTGGTCTGCATGTCCCTCTTCACTCTCAACAGGTTTGGGCCTGTCCGCACGAGTATAGATCTTGGAAGCAAAGAAAGTTTTCGGTTGACTTGGTCCATCCACTCTTTTGCCTCCTTGGTTCCTATCTCCTGCGCTCCCTTGCGAAAATTCACAATACGCTCATTGTGTACTTTCTCCAATGCTAGTTTGTCCTGCAAAGGAAGGGCATCCATCACCTGCTGAACAGACATAGGGGGTGCAGGGATACCATTGTCCTCACTAACCACCATCTTGTCTGCATTCAACACATTTTTAGTGGGCCGTTGCGGCTTGGGAGCCGCTTTGGTCCACTCAGCATCATCAACGCTGTTTGGTTCCGATCGCGCTTCGATCTCAACTGCTATCTTCCCAATTGCCTCACCCGCCTTACTCGACAGAGCTTCAATTTGTGCTCTGAGTTCCTCGTCCGTTGCATCACGAATCCATCCCGTGGCAGTTCCTACGGGAATGGAGGGTTTGTTTTCCTCCAGTTTGTCGATCAGCAATCCCTTTCTAGCACCTTTAGACTTGATTTTCTTGGGTGCTTTGGACTCATTGACCAAACTCTTCTTGGCTTTCTGCTTGGACTGTGGCTTGTTTGGCACCACAACCTTGGATGGTATCTCATCTCCCTTCTTACCTTTGTTCGCAATGGCCTGTTTTAGTTTGCCAGCAAACGTGGAAGTGGAGTTGTTGATGACCACGCTTCTAACAGAGTCGTTTCGGCCAGCAACACCTAACTTGGGGTGACTAGAAAACTCAGCCAAACAATCATTCCTGTAACAGGTATGATCGGTCCACCCTTGTGAATTTGTTCCAAAGTCACAGAATGCTCTGGATCCACACGTGGGACACTTGATTTTGGGCGATTTGACAGCCGCTGTGGGCTTCACCTGCTCAATCTCATTTTTCCGGGCTTTACGATACAGTGTGTCTATCTGCCCCTTCAAATGCGGATACATTTCCGCGACCTCGCGTAAATTACGAGGCGTGCGATTCATTTCGCTAGTTGATTAATTTAATGTGCAA